ATACGGCAGCAGGTATCTGGAGCGGCGAGAAGGGTCGCATTGACTGTGGCTTTGCAATCATCGACACCGAGCCGAGCGATACCAAGCAACATGATTGGGTTCCGTCGGTCATCAACTACTACACCGATGAAGCTATCTGGGTGATTCGGCGTAACGGTAACATCTGGAGCGCAGAGGAGCATCGGCATCGCATGGGCCGTCCGCTCATGGAGCCGTTGATTTGGAATGCTACGAGCTCGAAGCCGTTCGGACGCTCACGAATCAAAGAGCCTGTCCGCAGGCTGATTCAGGGATATGTCAGAACGATTGCGAACGCTACTATCGGCCTGGAGTTCTCGACCAGTCCGCAGAAATACCTGCTGGGCGTGACCGACGATCAGTACGATGCGGTCATCAATCAGAAATTCAAGCAGTATGTAGGTAGTATTTTGGCGTCAACTGTCAATCCTGAAACGGGCGAGAAGCCGAGCTTTGGCCAGCTCACGCAGGGCAACATCGCACCGCATGTTGAAATGATTCGCATACTTGCGACACAGTTTAGTGCTGCAACGGGATTATCCGTCACTGACACAGGCGTGGTGAACGACGCAAATCCGACATCGAGTGACGCGATTCTCGCGCAGACACAGACGCTCGTGGGTATGGCGGAACAGTTAAACACCGGCAACGGCGATTCGCTTCGGAATATCGCTATGATGGCGCTGGCTATCATGCACGAAACGAACCTCGACGGCCTGACAGACGAACAGCGTGATGTTATCGCGCACTTCAAGAACCCGGCGATGCCGAGCGTGGCTGTTACGGCTGACGCGGCTATAAAGATCGCGTCCGCGCGTCCGGAGTTTGCCGGGACAGATACATTCCTCGAAATGATTGGATTTGACCAGGCAGGCATTCGCAGAATCAAAGCGCAAGAGCAACGCGAGCGTGGTCTGGCAGTTTTGGATGAAATGGAAATAAACAATGCAGGTGAGCAGGCGGGTATGGAATAAATATATCGGTGCATTACGCAAGGTCAACGACAGAGCCGCCGCCGAAATGACGGCGTTTTTGAATGCCCGTGACTGGATGAATAATTATGCTGTCCGGCAAGAGTGCGTCAATTTCGGTTATGCGCTCGCGACCAAGTACGGCGAGGCCGCAGGCGAGCTTGCATGCGAAATGTACGACGCTATCGCGGCAACGGCGAGGCGCGTGATTCCACCGGCTGAACCTGCCGCCACTGCGACATACAGCGAAACCGCAAAGTCAGTCATCGGCACGATGAAAACCGGCAACACCGAAACGGTGGCAGGGTCGGTTGGTCGGCTTGTAAAAATGGCGGGCGTTGACACGACGATGCAGAATGCAATTCGTGACCGTGCTGAATGGGCGTGGATTCCGAGCGGTGATTCGTGCGCGTTCTGCGAAGTGCTTGCATCGCAAGGCTGGCTTCCGGCGTCAAAGGCGCAGATGGACGGTGACCATGCAGAACACATCCACGCAAACTGTGATTGCACCTTTGCTATTCGGTTCGATGAGAGCACGGATGTGGCCGGCTACGAGCCGGAGAAGTATCGCGAGCTGTACGACAATGCGGAGGGCAATTCGTCGCAAGCGAAGATAAACTCCATTCGCCGCGAGAATTATGCGAAGAACAAAGAGGAGATAAACGAGCAGAAACGGTCAGCATACGCAAAGCGGCAAGAGCTGAACAGCTCCAGAGCCGAGGAGGGTAGCGCGTGAATAGTATATATACCTTTTGGGAGGGTACGATGCCAGAGTATATCAGGCTTTGCTTGAATACCTGGCATTTTCCTTTTGAGGTGATAGATTACAAAACGCTCTGTCAGTACACAGAGCTCGACGTTGAGAAGCTGAAGCCGTTCACGCTGCCGCAGATAGCCGACTGTGTTCGCGTGCATGTCCTGCGCGACAATGGCGGGTATTGGTTGGACGCTGACACGATTTGCGTGACCGGCAAATTACCGGAAGCTAACATCATGGGCAATCCGGTGACCAGAGCGCACACGATCGGATTTCTTCATACCGAAGCGCACTCTGATATGTTCGAGAAGTGGGCGGCATTCCAGGATGACATTCTCGACCGCGATGATGTGCCGCGCCATTGGGCGATGATGGGCAACAATTTCACGGACGGTTATGTTGCGCTGAATCCGGAGATTAAGATTGGCGACCTTGAACCGTGCTGGCCGGAAACATACATGATTCTTGGCGACATAGGCCGGCGCGAGAAGTACGAGGAATTCTACTTCGAGGCCGATTACACAATGGACATCCTGAAACAGACCGACATACTCATGTTGCACAATTCGTGGACGCCGCAATGGTTCAAGGATTTATCCGAATACGATGTGCTGAACAATGGCTGCACATTATCGAACATTTTGAGGAGGTTAGCTTGAAATACATTGTCATGTGCGGAGGTACATACCGGACATTCCAAGAGCCGCGTCAGCTAATAGAGATTGACGGCGAGCCGATAGTCGCGCGAACGCTGCGATTATTACGCGAATGCGGGATCGAGGATAAGGATCTCGCGATCAGTTCGAACGATTCCGTGTTTGAGCAGTTCGGCGTTCGGTTATTACGGCACATGAATGGGTTCTGTGTTGAGGCTAACTATCAGTGTTCACATGGTTATTGGTGTGACGGTTTTTATCCGATGGTCGAGCCGGTGTGTTACCTCATGGGTGATGTTGTGTTTTCGCCGGAAGCGATCAAGACGATCGTGGAGTACGAAACCGACGACATCATGTTTTTCGGTAGCAAGCGGCCGTTTTCGGAGGTTTATCCGAAACACCACGAGGAGCCGTTCGCGTTCAAGGTAGTGAACACCGAGCACTTCAACGAGGCGTGCAGAGCGTGCAGGCGCTTGGCTGATAGCGGTACGCATTGGCGTACACCTATCGCGTGGGAGTTATGGTTCATTATTTCCGGGCAAGATCCAGAGAAGGACTTGCGCGAGTTGACGAACGACAGCTATGTAGGGATTAATGACTATACCTGCGACATTGACAGTGCGAACGATATAAAACGAATCGAGGAGGCTATGGAGGCGTGGTACACATATTGATTCACGCTTGTCCTGCGCGAATGTGGTATGTGGATGAGTTCTTGATCCCCGCGTTGGAGGAGCAAGGTATTGAACATATTGATTTGGCTTTGGATTCGACTGGCAAGGGCAACCTTCAAGCGTGTTTAGATTCATTTGAGGAGGTTGGTAAGAAGCCGGGCGGCACTTGGCACTTGCAAGACGATGTATTACCTGCGCCGAATTTCGCAGAGCGTGCGGAGGAGTTTGACGAGGGCGTTGCGTGCGGGTTCTGTCACACGCTGTTCGAGCCGTTCAACAGGCCGATGCCCGGACATGTTCCGGCGTTGTACATGTTCAATTCATTCCCTTGCATACGCATTCCGAACGAGGTGGCGGCTGAATTTGTCGAGTGGTACTACACAGACGCAAGCAAGCGGCCAGAATACAAGGCATGGGTCGATAGCGGCATACATGATGACGGATTCTGGCATGACTTTTATGTCGAACAACACGGGCATGATTTCGTGTGGAATATAGCACCGAACATTGTGGAGCATGTCGATTGGCTGATAGGCGGGTCGATTGCGAACGATTGGCGAGGATATATTTGCAGAACCGCATATTGGGATGACCCGGACGACAACTTAATACAAGATTTAGCTCGGAGAATAGCGCACCGTCAGGGGCGCTTTTTTCGTACCCAGCACGCCACTCTAAAGAAGCGTACCAAGCTGGGTCAATAAAGGCGACGCGAGCCAAAATCGCGGAAAAGCACTCTATGGAGGTAAACAAATGGAAACTGTGAATCAGGACACCGCAACGAGCGAAACGACGACAGAGGCAAAGTTCACACAGGCCGATCTCGATCAGATCGTGAAGGACAGGCTTGCCAGGGAGCGCGAGAAGTACGGAGATTATGACGCGCTGAAGGAAAAGGCTGCCAAGCTCGACCAGATCGAGGAGGAATCGAAAAGCGAGTTGCAA